CGCCGGTCTCAGCGTCTGCCAGCTCGGTGGCCATCTTGATGATGCCTGCCAGCTCGGCTTGGTGTGAATTGAACTCAAAGGTCGAGAACGCCTTGCGCACGTCGTCGATGTCGTCTGTGGCGTACCAGATCTTGCGCGCTGACAGTTGCCACTGCTTGTCCGCCGGCTGGATGGCGCCGGGCTTGATGACGATCTGTGGACCACTGGACACGCCAGCGTTGTCCATCATCTGACGCCATGCCGCGTTCAAGACCTTCTGCTGAGAACGCATCAGGTAAGGGATGCCGTAGCCCCAGCAACTGCCTGCGACCTTCTCCCAGATGAAGAAGTCGTATGGCAAATCGCCGCCATCCAACGGGTTTAGGAAAGCCTTGACCACGGTGTTGTTGATCATGACCACGCAAGCGCTGGTGCTGCGCAGCTCGTCCTTGTCTCCCCTCTCAACGCCAGCGGCCTCTAGGTCGTCGTGGTCCACCTCGCCCCAGTATGTCCACATCTCGTATGTCAAGCGGGCCATGTCTCGCTGGTCTTCGTCTGTCATCTCACGCAGGGTGGCTGACTGCTTGGGGCCCTCTTCGAGCACTTTGCGCAGTTGCGGCTTGAGGAAGCCGGGCTGCTTGGCAAGGTCGCGGATCTGCTTAGACGTAACCTGCTCTCGCTCGTAGATCCCCTTGCCGTTGTGGATGCTCTCTCCGCAACCCGGATCTGGCCAGACGTTGCGTGGGTCGACCCGAAACGATGCAGGGCTGATCTCCTGAACGATCTCGACCTGATGGACCGTCTGGCCCTCTTGGTCGGTCACTGGCTGCCAAGCCTTGCGAGTGCGGTTGGTGACGATCGGCCCTTTGATCACTCCGGTGCCAAGCACAGCGGAGTCGTGGATTACTTTGCGCAACTCGCCGTTGTATCCACACTCGACCAACTGGTCCTCGATCTCGGTCTCCATGGCCTTGGCCTTCTTGTTGGCCATCTCCAAGACCGCTTTGACAACGTCGCGAACTCGGGCCGGCTGGCCGTCCTCTCCCATGACCGGTTGGCCCTGTTGGTCCATGGCCGCTTTGTTGTCCTTGCTCATGCCCATCAACTCTGGGTTTGGCGTGGGCTGGATGCCCCAGTTGCGGTCGTCGGTTGGCAGCAAGATGTCTGCAAGCCGGGCCTCGGCCGCATTGGTCTTCTGTCGAGTCATGCCGATGAACACCGTCGAGCGGTGTGGCTTGGCTCCCTGCGTGGTCACAGGGTACCCTTGCTCCACGCTGGTCATCATCTGGCTGGCTGCCTTGTTGACGTTGTCCTTTCCGTTGTACTGGTCCTCGTCTTCGATCCAGCGCTTGTCAACCCCGTAGGAACTGCGAGAGCGAATCCATTCGTCACGCTGACCGCTGAGAGAAGAGCCGAAAGACTGCAGCTTCTCTGCCTTCTTCCGCTGCTGCTCTTCGGGGTCTTCTTCGAACTCGACCTCGATCTGTGGAGGTTGGTTGTGCATGGCTTAGTAACCCATTTTCTGGTAAACAGAGCGGCACACCAGAATGGCGTCAACCACAGTGCCGGTCCCGCCACTGGTCACGGGCCGAACGTAGACCGGCATCTCTACCGGGCAATGGACCCCCGCGGTCGTGTAAGACATGGCGACGTTTGAGCCGCCGGTCTGGGTCAATGTGGCCCAGTTGGTCCCGTCGTTTGAGCCTTGAAGCACAATCGTCGCCCCGCCAAAAGTGCCGCTGTGCTGAAGCGTAAGGTTGGATGCGCTTGGGACCAGAAAGGATGTGCCGGTATCGGCGTTGCCCATCGAGGCCCAAGTGACGATGATTGCGCCAGCGCTGGCGTTGCGGTCGAGGGTAGCGGTGATAGTGGCCATGTTGGTTTCCTTGGTTAGTACCCAGTCACTGGGTCAAATACGTTGAAGTTTAAAGTGGGTGCCAAGCGCGCATTGCGCATTCGCCCTTCGGCTTCTTCCTGTGTCTTGGCAAAGCGGCGAGACATCATCGCGTATCTGGTTGCCGACATCAAGTCGTCGCTGATCTTGACGACCATACCGTCCTTGCGGTGGTAAAGCCGGAACTCCTCGAACCAGTCCTCCAGATGAGCGAACACGCGAAGGCGCATGGTCTGCATGCGTGTGAGCATCTCTGACAGGCCGGCTTCGACCCCGTTGCTTCCGTCCTCGAAGGTGGCCCGGTTGGAAAGCATGTTGAGCCCTTGGTCCTTGTACTGCTTGGCCAACTGCTCACCGCTGCCGCCCTTGTCCCGCTGCAGGCCGTCGTGCGGCCAAGCAATGGGCACCCAGTCGCCGCGGGCCCTGACGGCCATGGAATGGCCAGCGATGCCGGGCTCACTTCGCCTGTAGCAGTCGGTCACGTACATCGTGTCGGTGTCTTTGTCCCAAGCCATCCAAGCAACGGCCGTCGGGTGGTCAACCCCAAAGTCGATTGCGGCGATGCGGGCCCAGTGTGGCGGGATCGGGAATGCCCTGATCTTGATTGCTTCTTCGACCACTGGGAAGACCCGGCCAGATCCCAGAATTGGTATGCCCTTGGCCCGGGCCTCGCGCTCATGCTCAGGGTAGCTGGCAATGATTGCATCGGCCTGCTCCTTGGTGTAGTGCTCGGCGTCGCTGATCGTCATGTTGGTCACTCTGGTCCCGGCTGGCTTCTCCAGCAGAAAACGCTTGACCACTTCGGACATGCCGAGCAAAGGCGTAAAGGTCACGAAAACCTGACCACCTGTTGCCTGAGTACGGGTCAGGCCCTCAGAATAAATTGGCAAAGGTGGCTCTTCGTCAAACCACACCAGATCCACGGTGTCGGCTTGCCATTTGGTGCGGCCTTGGTCGTAGCTGTTGAACTGGATCACCGAGTCCTCGCCGCACTCATGCCGGACCACAATGCTCGAGACCGCGTCTGGCACGCCCTGCTTCATCGACGTGTCGCGCACACAGGCAAACGGAATGGCGCCAGTGCCCCACTCTTCCCTCATCTCTGGCGGGCCGAGCAGCAGCCGCTGAATGCCCTTGCGTGTCAACTCAGCCGATTCGGACCCGACCATGCAGCGAATGGCGTAGTTGTAACGCTTGCCCTTCCACCATGTCGGGTAACGGCCTGTCGTGTGCATCGCGACCTCGAATGCCCCGGCCCACGTCTTGCCAAGCTGGTTGCCTGCCATGAACAGGCGCTCTCGGAACTTATCTCCACCCGCGTGGAACTCGAGCTGCTTTTGGTAAGGCACGTAGGCCTGCAGGCGATTGCGCTTGGCCCTGATGTCTTTCAGTCGCAGGAGCTCGTAGAGCTCTCGCTTCTCGTCATCGTTCAGAAGCTGGGTGTCGATGCGGTCAAGCTGGATCATCGAGCCGCCTTGGCGAGTAGCATGTTGAGTCGGGCGTCGAGCTGGTCGCTTGTCAGGTCCAGAGTGCCAGACAGTTTGACCTCGACGCTCTTGAGCTTGGGCTGCGTGTACTGCAGGAACTCGTTCAGGGTCCGCATTCGCGTGTCCATATCGAGCAGCGGGACCATGATCGTCTTGCCTTCATGGTCGAGCACCGGGTGCCCGCCCCGGATCATTGGCGTCGTGGCTTTGAGCGCCTTGGCGATCTCCACCGCTGGATCAAGCCCCTCGTCAATGCAGGCCTCGATCACCGCCTTGAGATTGATCCGATGCGGCGCTCTGCTTGTGATGGCGCTCTTGCTCGCTGGGTAAGCCCGGCCAGTCTTGGCCGCAGTCGGAAACGCCAAATCGTCGAGAGTCGCCAGCTTGGGTGGCGCCCCGGCTAAGTCCCGATGTCTTTTAACGCCCATTCTTCATTGCCCCTCTGACGAGTCCTTCATTGCGTGCGCTGATCCCTCTGGCCTTGCTCTTGGCGTCGGCTTTGCTGCTGGCCCCCCACGCGTTAAGGCTGAGCAGCAGGCGGGTAGGCTCGCCATCTTTGCGTTCTGGGCCGGGCATGCCGCCCATGCGCGCCAAAAAGGAAGCGCGGCGAGGATTGTCGCCGGCTTTGACTGGGGCCTTCAGGTTCATGCCCGCGGCCTTTGCGCTGGCGCGGCCCTTGGCGTTCAAGCCGCCAGATGGCGACTTGCCCTCTTTGCGTTGCCAAGCCGGCGTCTTCACCTCATCGCCCGCCTGAGCAAGCCGGGCTTGTCTGGCTTGGCCGTCTTTGCAGACTCGACAAAGTCAGCCTTGCTCGGCGCGCCTTTGTCGCCGGGCTGGCGCATGCGCTCATTCGAGCCAGACGCGATACGAGCCCTCTTGGCATTTATGTTCGCATACAAGCCGGGCTTCGTGGCCATCAGACCATCCCGCCGACCATGCCGTTGATCTCGCCGTTGTTGAAACCTTGCGGGGCCTTGGCCATGCCGCCCTTGTAAGGAGGCTGGGTTTCATTTGTGCCGGGCAGGGGCACGGACACCTTGTTTGGCAGCATGCCCGCGCCTTGAGTCTGGTTGCCCCCGCCGCCGGGCATCGTGGCCGAGTTGGTCATCATGCCGCCGGCTGCACGCATGTTGTTGCGCGACGCTGGGTTTGAGTATTGCTGATCCATGTGTAGCTCCTAGATTAGGCCATGAGGCCGGGTTGGGGTTGACGAGTCTTAGCTTCCTGATTCCACATCTGCTGGCCCGACATGTCCTGTGGGCCCTCCATGTCTTGCGGGCCCGACATGTCCTCCGCGCCCTGCTCCTCGGCGGCCAACAGGTCGTCGACGTACTGACGGCACTCAGCAATGGTCTCGCACATGTAGGGCTCTCCGCCGTCTGACGTGCTGACCATGATTTTACCGTCGTCGGCCATTTCGATCGTGATTGTCTTCGCCATGAAAGCTCCAAAAAGTGACAAAGCCGCGGCGCGGCCCTCGAGGTTGCGTGCCGTTCACACGGGCACGCAGGCCCGCCAAGAGCTTAATCCAGAGGGGTTTCAAGGTCAAGTGGCAAAAGCCAACTATTTTTAGTTGTGTAAAAACAACACGTCTAAATCTATTTTTGTTGTATTTTAACAACTGTGCCTAAAGTAGTTGACAGTGACTGTCACTGTGATACATTTCAGTTGTGGCCGGAAACGAACCACCCCGCAAAGGAACCAGCGGGATACAAAAAGGGAACCAGCCGATTACAAAGTACCTACCGGGAAATCAAAGGCCAAACCGCTTAGACCCAGTCCCCAAGACTGGCGAGTGCGAAGGAAGACCAAAGGGCAGCGTGCTGTTCTTTGGCGGCGTATTCAGGCGGCCGACAACAGCTTGATATTTTGGAGATCATCATGATGGACATTTTTGTTCAAGTCAAAAACGTGTACGGCGTCCAGACCGTGTACCCAGTGTGCGACCAAGCCAAGTTCTTCGCGGCTTTGGCGGGCACAAAAACCCTGACCCGCGAGTCAATCAAATTGATTCGGCAAGCCGGCTACAAGCCGGTGCCTGTAGTTCCAGCCCTCGTTTAACAGGAGTTTGATATGACCATTGACCAACTAATTGCTTCGCTCACCCCGGCTGACGCAGACGAGTACAACCGACAACCTGACAAATACGTTTGGGTGCAGTACACATTCCTTGACCCCCACGACATACCACGTCGGTTTACCAACCGGGTTGAAGACGCTCTCGATCTGCTTGACCAACAACACAACTCCTAATCCCAGCGTACAGGGCACTGCGAAGCGCCTTGTGCAGTGTGATTCACATTCCGTGCCGGCCGGATGCCGGTGTGTTTTTTCTGGAGATTTTCATGACTGCATTTTCCAAACAAATTGCCCGTGCTTCACGCATTGCTCGCACCGAGGCCAAGCGGCTGGCCGCCCGAGTGGCTCTACTCAAGCACCCCGCGGTCAAGGCCGCATTCGAAGCTTTCCCGCTGGCCATGCGCAAAGACGTGAACGTTTCCTTGTCCGCCTACGGCGACTCGGTGCC